CTAGCATGAGGATCACCTGTTAGTTCAGATATATCTTGCAAGGTTCTCCATTGACCATCGATTACTATATCAAAAATACGTTTTAATTGAGCACCTAAACGATCGTTATCACGTTCTGGTATGTAATCTGCACCATCAAACTTTAACTCTGGTTGTGTAATATTCATTTTTTATATATTCTAGCTTTAATCTTGTTCCATAGCATCCTAAAACCTGTAAGAAAAAAGAATTTGCAACCCCACTTAGGATCAAACCAAACGTTATTATCTATCTGTTGCTGCAATACCCTAAGTTGACCACGTATAAGTTCGTTAACTTTCATGTAATCAGCAGCTTCTTCTTTACTATGTAGTAGCTCAGATTTTAACATCAAGTTACGATCTGCCTCGGCTTGGCACTCTACACGTAAACCACTCATATCTGTTTGCAGTATGTTTATGTGACGAATCAAACGATCATAGGTTTTCTCTAAATTTGTATTTTTACGTTTAAGAGAACCAATAGCTCTACGATATTGTTCTGGCGTTAATGTTTTAATTTTTGTTTTCATTTATTTTATTTTTAGATAATACGTTAAGAGAAGATTAACTCAAAAGTTTTCAAACGTGTTAGTTATTTTTCATTTCGTGTAAGACAATGTTAAACAATGTATAACAAGTCAAATCTATTTATTTTAGTTAGGTGGCTAACTATGTAACTTTTTGCCTTGTGTAGCATCTTACAAGTCCTACATATAAACCATGCCTACAACTAACGATTCAATTTTAGATACTATTATCAACCCTAAGAAGTAAAAACCTTCCTGCTATGCCACAAGCAGTCTCCGTATTTTGTGCATTTAAAGAAATGCACCAGACTAGTTCGCTCAAACCGAATCCGTCTAACCCAAACAAACACCCAGAAGAGCAGATTCGTCTGCTTGCTAAGATCATTACTACACAAGGCTGGAGAGCACCTATAGTTATCTCTAAGCGTAGTGGTATGATCGTTAAAGGACACGCCCGACATCAGGCTGCCCTACACGCTAAATTACCCGAGGTCCCAGTTGATATCCAGGAGTACGAATCAGAAGAAGCTGAAAAGGCTGATTTAATAGCCGACAATCGTTTAGCAGAGTTAGCTGAAATAGACACATCTGAGCTAACTAAGATGTTAAAAGAGTTAGAAGAAGAAGGCTTTGACGTTGAGCTTGCTGGTTTTAATACCGATGCAGTATCTGCTTTGTTAGATGAATTAAAAGAAGAAACAGATCAAGACGCAGAACCAGAACTAGATAAAGCACAAGAACTAGGTCAAAAGTGGGGAGTTAAAGAAGGTGACGTTTGGCAAATAGGTAACCACAAACTAGCTTGCGGAGACTCAACTAACCCACAAATTGTAAGCAGATTACTTGGTGAAGATATACCACAAATGATGGTTACAGACCCACCATACGGTGTTGAGTATGACCCATCATGGCGTGCAGAAGCAGGTATTAATAAAAACAAAGCTAAAATGGGTATCGTTAAAAACGATGACCGAGTTGATTGGACAGAAACGTGGAAGTTATTCCCTGGAGATGTAGTCTATGTATGGCACGCAGGTCGCTTTTCATCCAGAGTTCAGGAGTCCATAGAAAACGCAGGCTTTAACGTACGTGCACAAATTATATGGGGTAAAGACCGTATGGCACTATCTCGTGGAGATTATCACTGGCAACACGAGCCTTGCTGGTACGCAGTACGTGAAGGTAAACCAGCTAAACGGAACGATGACCGTACTCAAACAACCTTGTGGGAAATAGTAGCACGAGAAGACTCGGGCCACGGTCATGGTACACAAAAACCTTTAGAGTGTATGGCTAGACCTATTAGAAACCACACTTTTGACATGATCTATGATCCGTTTGGTGGTTCGGGTACTACTATGGTTGCAAGCGAAAACCTTAAAAAGACTTGTCGCATGATAGAGTTATCAACCGACTATTGTGGAGTTATACTTGAACGTATGACCCAAGCCTTCCCAGATCTCAAAGTCTTTAAGACATGAGCAAGACAGCAAATGTAGCCGATCAAGTAGAAGCTAAGAACGTAGCTAACATCTTAGTAAAGCTACAATCTGGCAAAATACTAACACCTGCTGAACGTGAGGCAGTTGTTGAATACCAAAACAAAAAGCAGCCTAAACCAGAAGAATCTAAGAAGGTTGTAAAGGAATCTAGCCTAGATAACCCCGAGGTAGTGGCTGATCTCTGTGCTAGACTAGCTGCTGGCGAAACTACTAGGTCTATTTGTAAGTCCTATCCCAACCAATTTGAGCGTCGTTTTTGGGCTAAAATGGCAGCCGATCCTGAGTTTTCACAGCAAGTATCGAGAGCAAGGCTTGCAGGACAGGACGCTTTAACTGCGGAAACCCTTGCTATTGCGGATGAAGCAACAGAAGAGAACGTCCAAGTTGCACGTTTAAGGATATGGGCTAGGCAGTGGTATGCTAGCAAACTAGCTCCAAAGAAGTATGGTGATAAGCTAACAACCGAAGTTACAGGCTCAGAAGGCGGTCCTTTGACTATTAGTTGGCTTCATAAAGCCCCACAAACGGCCCTAGAAAGCCCTAAGTCTGACTAAAGGCTACGTAGGTAGCTATTACGTGCACATAACCATTCCTTACGCACCACGTTCGGTATTTATACCTTTTCACGAGTCTACAAACAAACGTTGGAAGGCTTTGGTTTGCCATAGACGTGCAGGTAAAACTATTGCGTCTATAAACGAACTAATCAAACAAGCCCTAATTATACCTCTTAAAAGCCCACGTTTGGCGTATATTAGCCCTTACCGTACTCAATCTAAAGCTGTAGCTTGGGATGCTTTACTGTATTACACCTCAACGATACCCGATCGTGTAGTAAACGTATCAGAGCTTTATGTTAAGTTTCCGCAAAACGATGCTAAAATAAGCCTTTACGGTGCCGACAACGCTGAAGCATTGCGTGGTATTTACTTAGACTTTATAGTAATTGACGAGCCAGCCGACCAAGACCCAACCGTTTGGTCGTCTATTATACGTCCTGCATTGTCCGATCGTAAGGGTTCAGCCGTTTGGATTGGTACTCCTAAAGGTCGTAACGCTTTTTTTAGACTATACGACCGAGCAGTAAACGACCCCGACTGGTACTCAATGATATTACCTGCAAGCGTTTCGGGTATTATTGACGAAAGCGAACTTAGGTCAGCACGTAATAGTATGCTAGAATCGGAGTATAATCGTGAGTTTGAATGTAGCTTTGAGGCAGCTATTCCAGGTTCAATTTATGGAGATGCTATCTCCAAATTGCGTGCAAACAACCAAATTCAGGACTACGAACCTGACGCAGACTTACCTTATGATACTTTTTGGGACGTGGGCGATAGCGATTACACTTGTATTTGGTTAGTACAATTTGAAGGACGCCACATCAATATAGTAGATTACTATTCATCAAATGGACAAACTATCGGACATTACGCAGCTAAGGTACTTGAGTGGGGAGACAAATACCACACAACCATTAGAACACACTTTCTACCACACGATGCCACGCACGAACGTAGAGGTGGAAGTTGGCGTACCGACCTTACAAATGCAGGACTTCCACGAATAACAATCGTGCCTAGAACGCCAGATATATGGCTTGGTATTAATGAACTACGCACTTTATTACCTCGTTGCTATATTCACAAAACCAACTGCTCAAAGACATTTGGAAATTCTGATACTAGCCCACCTAGCGGTCTTGATTGCTTAGAATACTATCACAAAAAGGAAGAAGTTGATAGACACGTTATCTATGAGAAACCAGTACATGATGAGTTCAGTCATGGTGCTGATGCACTTAGGACTATGTCAGAAGCTCACAGACTAGGTATGATTGAAGGCACATCATTTGTTGCTCGTGAATCTAGGCATACGCCACATAAAGTGTTGCGTGGACCATCTGCTGCGTCTTACTCAGTAAAGAAGAAGAATAAATCAATCCGCTAATGGCTATCTTACCCACAAGCAATACAGGCAACACCAAGGCCATAGATAGGACTGCTGGTGGATCTAAACCTGATAGCACTCCAGCTACAGGAACAACAAGCACTACAATTACAGGTGCAGTTACTAGCGTTAACGGTTCAATAGGAGTTGGTGCTAGTCCTACAACAGGTAATGTAAGTGTATATTTAAACACAACAGGTGTTACTGCTAACACATACGGATCATCTACAACAGTTCCAGTAATCGCTGTTAATGCTCAAGGTCAGATAACATCAGCAACTAATACGAGCATTAGTACACTTACCAATCCTATGACTACATTAGGTGATAGCATCTATGGTGGTACATCAGGTACAGCTACTCGTTTAGCTGGCAATACAGGATCACGCAGACAATATTTTTCACAGACAGGTACAGGTAGTGCATCAGCAGCACCAGCTTGGGTTAACGGACCTAGCTATAACGTAAATGATTTTGGTATATTTGGTGGTAGCGGTGACGTTACATCAAAGATTAATACCATGATTGGTTTAGTACCTGATTATGCCACAATCTATTTTCCGAGCAGCTCTGGTTACTTTGAGATAGATGGTACTATTACAATTACTAATCGCTATCTTTCGTTTAAAGGCGATGGTCCACAATCAACCGTATTCACAACAGGTAACTCAACTAATACGCTAATCAGTACATCTGGTGGTGTGTTTAGCATGAGTGGTATTACATTTGTCACATCAACTAGAACCGCAGGAAACCCACTTGTTTATTTAAGCAGTACCAACAATGCAGGTACTATGGGTAATTTTTCAGATGTTTACTTTGGCTCAATCAATGGTGATGGACTCAAATTGTATAACTCTTTAATCAACGCAGTTAATTGTACATTCCAAGGTGGTGCATCAGCAGGTGTATTATTCCATGCTGTTCAAAGCGGAATAGTAATGAGCAACTGCAATATCCATAACGCTAACAACACAGCACCTGCTGCATGGATACAAGGCGTTGCTACATCAATTCAAATTAGCAACACAGAGTTTGGTGGTGGTGGATCACTTTATAAGTACACACCAAGTAGCGTAGCAATTAGTGGATCAACATTAGTAATCAATGTAACCACATCTACAGGCTTTAACGTAGATGATTACGTTATATTGCAGAACATGACCTCAGCTAATTTCAATGGCTTTTTTAGAATAAGTTCTACTACATCTACATCTATTACGGCTATTGCTACACCATTTTACGCATTACCATCAGGTACGTGTACAATAGGATCAGGAACAATCTGCACAGTACCATGTGCTTTGTTAATTGATAATGGCAATAGTGCCGTAAATGAATCAATTATTAGCAACTGCTTGTTTGGTGCTACGGCTGATCCATCGCAGGCAATATCAGCATCTATTTACTTTCAAGCTACATATAGCAGCACATTAGAAGGTTGGTGTATATCTAACTGCTTCTTTGATTATGGAGCAGTTGGAATGATAATCGAAAGTTCAGCAGTAGCAGCTTTCAGAATAAACATTAACAACTGTATATCTAAAGCCAGACTTGGGCAGTATCTTATTTCTAAAAGTCCAAGCGTAATGATTAACAGTTGTCAGGCTAGTGATAGTCCAAGGCTTACAAATTTACCTGCTTGGGTGTCAGGCACTACTTATCATTTACAAGATTACATTAGCTATAGCGGTAACAATTTTTATTGTATCAATACTTCGCCATCAGGATTTGTAAGCACAACCGCACCATCGTCAGATACGACTAATTGGATCAATATGGGTCCAATACCATTACTATCATTTGGCGTATATGCTTATTCAGATTCAGGTGCTAAATCAGAAGGCTTACATATAACTAGTTGTTATCTTGGTGGTACACCACTTTGGAATGGCATTAACTACTCACAAACAACACCTACGTATTCCGTAGTAATAGATGGTCAAATAAATACATTCTTTATGGCCTCAACTATAGCTTGGGGTCTTACTGCACCTACCTATAACATAAATAGTGGCTTAACATCTGGTACATTAGTTGGTGGTGGATCTAATCTTTACTTATCAGGCACAGGCAATCCGCCTACTAAGAACTCAACACCTACTTATTTCCCATGAGTCCATACGATACAATGGTAGAATTTTACCTCAAAAAGCCACAAGAAGCACCATTTGCGGACTATCTTGAATGGCATTTACGTAACGGTTTTGTGTTTAATACTCCAGATTACTTTATGATGGGTAAGAACTGCCGTCGTTATGCACCGCCAAACGAGATAGCAGACTGCGAACACATCTTTGACCCACAAGATTCTGACTGTTGGTACATATTTGCCATGTCTGGAAACATGACAAAAGCCTTCAATTCCATGCCATTTCCACTCCCTTGGATAGCTTTTGAACGCATTATTGACAATAAAAGGGAGCTAAGATTCTATAAAACTGAAGATTTACAGCGTTTAGCACAATTTTTAACCACTTAATACTATGGCAGGCGGAGGATCACCAGCAGCAGCAGTACAAGCAGCACCAACACCAGTGACTGCACCACCTGTGACTACATCATCAGCAGAGGTCATACAGGCACAGCAAGATGTTGCACAACAGAACTTGATGAAAAAATCTATCAAGAAAACCGTATTCGCTGGTGATACTGGCGGTTACAAAGGTATGCCAGGTGCTGGAGCTGCCCCAACTGCTACTACCCCAAAGTTAGGATAACACATGGCAACAGATCTATTAGCCAAGGAGCAGCTAAACAAGTACGAATCTGGACGCAGCAAGCGTTCAGCTATATTCGATTCTGATTGGCAAACGATCTCTCAATACTTTTTACCTCAAGAGTCTGATATCAACGTTACTAAGACCGAAGGTGTAACAGGCTGGACAGACCGCATATTTGATACGACCGCAATACTAGCAGCACAAACAATGGCTGCTGGTCAACGTAATTGGCTAACACCATCAAGTGAACCTTGGGCACAATTTGAGCCACCTATGCCAATGCGTCAGGAAGGTGACGATGCTGCTATTTGGTTAGGCCGTGCCAGTGATATTACTATGCAGGAGTTAGCTCGTTCTAACTTTTATTCAGTTGTAAACATTGGTTACTTACACGTAGGCATCTTTGGTACTGATTGTATTTTCTGTGAAGAAGGTAAAACAACTTCACTAAACTTCCGTAATACAAAGGTAGGAACATATACCATCGAAGAAAACGATGAAGGTATCGTTGATACAGTACGTCGTGAATTTAAATTAACAGGTCGCCAAGCTATACAGATGTTTGGTGAAGAGAATCTGCCTGAGAAGATGCAACAAGCACTCAAAGGCGGTAAGGGAATGGATCGTGACTTTAAGTTTGTTCACGCAGTATTCCCTCGTGAAGATTCATCACGCTTACCTGAGAGACAAGACGGAGCTAATAAACCAATAGCATCTGTTTACATCTCAATGGATTTCAGTCAGTGCGTTAGTGTTGGTGGCTATGATGAAATGCCTTACCTTGTAAGCCGTTTCTCAAAGTGGGGTACAGATAGTCCTTGGGGATATTCACCTGCTTACTTAGCATTACCAGATGTACGTCAGATCAATTACATCACACAATACACAGATGCTTTAGCAGAACTAAAAGCATACCCACGTATTCTAGTGCCTTCAAACCTTGATGGTGACGTTGATTTACGTGCAGGCGGTGTTACTACTTGGGATATCAACGAACCCAATGGTAGGCCAGCAGAATGGGCTACAATAGGCGATTACAAGATGGGCATGGAGTTAATCGCTAATAAGAAGGAAATGATTAACGAAGCGTTCTTCGTTCCTATGTTTAAGATGCTAGGTTCAGATCCTCTTATTGATAAGAAGATGACTGCCTATGAAATCTCGCAGCGTCTTGCAGAAAAACTAGAACAGTTCACACCAGTATTTGACCGCCGTGTAACAGAATTTTTAAATCCATTATTACGCAGAGTATTTGGTATTTTATATCGTCAGGGTAAGTTTGGTCAGGCTCCAGAGTCATTACTTGTACAATCTGGTGTTAATACAAAAGGTTTAGCCTTACCTGAGATCACAATTACAAGCAGAATCAGTCTTGCATTAAAGGCATTACAGAATCGTGGTACTGAACAAGCAGTACAGTTCTTACAGCCTATTATGGAATTCAAGCCAGAAGTGGCAGACAACTTTGATTTAGATAAGATGATGCGGAACTACGCCATGAACTCAGGAATGAACGCTGATTTATTCCGAGATGAACGTTCCGTTGCAGCAATACGTC